ATGCGTCTTCGGCAGCGGCTTCACGTACGTCTACAGCGACGAGCGCAGGCGCCGGATCGTTCACGAGCGCGTACCCAAGTGGCAGATCCTGGTAGATGACGCCGAAGCGATATACGGTGATCCGCGCAACATCTACCGATACTACTACGTCGATCGGCGGTGGCTGAAGACGCGCTACCCCAACAAGGCAGACGCGATCCAGGCATCCGAGTCGATTGACGACGAATACGCAGCGTCGCCCGATCGCACGTGCGACTACGTGCCCGTGTGCGTCGCGCACCACAAGCCGAGCGTGGAACCGGACGATCCCGACAGCGCCGACCACGACGGCATCTGGTGCGTATCCGTCAGCAAAGCGATCCTAAGTGAAGCGCCGTGGCCGTATGACCGATTCCCCTACCCACATCTGCGCTGGACGGCCGACCCAGCAGGTTTCTTCGGCACCGGCGTCAGCGCGGAGCTCGCTGCGATCCAAGGGCAGATCAACGAGCTTCTGGAGAAGTTTCAGCGCGCGCACCGGCTCGTCGCAGGCCATTGGATGGTCGACGCGGGCGCACGTATCCAGGTCCAGCACATCAACGACGACTTGGCGGCCATCGTGAAATACGCAGGCGTCAGGCCCGAGTACTACCAGCCTGTTGCGATTCCGCAGGACACCTACCAATTCCTTTGGGACCTGTACGCCAAGGCGTACGACATCGTTGGCATCTCGCAGATGGCCGCGACGATGCAAAAGCCGGCCGGACTCAACAGCGGCAAAGCGATCCGAGCCTACGCCGACTTCAACACCGAGCGGCTCCTCGAGCAGGGAATGAATCTCGAGGATTACATCGTCGACGCGACCGAGATGAACCTGATTTGCGCGCGCGAGCTCGCCAAGAGCGGGGACGTCGTCGTCGCCACCAAAGACAAGAGCGCGATGAAGTCGATCAACTTCAGGGAGATCGACCTGCGCAAAGACCAGTACCTGCTTCACGTCTATCCCACGTCGATGCTTCCCGACACGCCCGAGGGCAAGATGGCCTTTGTGCAGGAGAGCATCAACAGCAAGATGCTTGATCCGGAAGACGGGTTTGACCTGCTCAACTTCCCCGACTTCGACGCCTACGCCAAGCGTCGCAACGCGCCCCGCCGCCTCGTCGAACGCAACCTTGACAACATCATCACGCAAGGCAAGTGGACTCCTCCGGAGCCGACCGATCCGCACGAGTTGGCCATCCAGATCGTGACCGAGAAGATCGCTGAAGCGCGGCTTGACGGTGTCAGCGACGAGCGCGTGGAGCTCCTGCGCAACTACCTGACCATGTCGGTCAAGTATGATGCAGCCAAGTACAAGGTAGCCGCATCCCCCGCGCCCGCGCCCGCGCCTGCCGCGCCGGTGCCGCCAATGGGGGCTCCGCCGCCCCAGATGCCGCCTACGAACGGAGTCTCGTCCGCATGAGTGCCGATGTCGCCGAATCCCACGTCGAAGTCTCCGTCGCTGACGCTATCACGGACGATGCTGCCCCCCCGGCTCCGCCCGAGGAGACGTCTGCGGCGGAGGCTCCGACGGAGGAACCGGCAAAAACCGAAGCTCCCGCACCCGAGCCTACCGAAGAAGAGAAGGCGGAGGCTGCGAAACAAGCGGAGGTCAATCGGCGCTGGAAAATCGTCGAAGCTGCAAAGAGGCAGCAGCTCGAAGCCAGCCGCGTCATCGAACGAGCGAAGCAGCGCGAAGACAGGGCTATCCAGTATGAGTCCCGCCTGCAGTCCAAGGAGCGCGAGCTTGCCCATCGCGAGCAACGTCTGTCTCGACTCGAGAAGGGCATCGCCGACCACGATCTAGGCGTCCTGCAGGAGTTCGGCTACAGCTACGAGAAGCTGACGCGTCACCAGCTCGAGGCGAATACTCCCGAAGGCATCGCTAAGCAGGCGATCGCCAGGGCAGAAGCGCTAGAGAGGCGCGAGCACGAACGACAGCAGCACCAGCGACTGCAGGACCAGATCCAAGAGACGCGCCGCAACGCGGACACGCTAGTTCGCATCGTCGACGAGAGCGCGGCCGAGTTCCCCGACTTGTACGAGTGGGCGCCGGAGCGGATCGCGCATGAAGGCATCCAGGTCCGTGACGCGCTCTACCAGCGCGATGGCCGAATGCCCACATACGACGACGTCCTGTCAATCTTGAGCACGCGTGCGAAGCAGGAAGTCGCAACGCGCGAGCAACGCAAAGCCCGGCTACAGCAGACGCCGGCAGTCACCCAACAGCAGGTACCGAAGGTAGCAGCGAGCACGAACGGCCAGACAGCAGCCAGGCCGCAGGCGCCGACAATCGCGCAGGCATCCGCGAAGCCCACACCGAAACCTGCTCACGAGATGAGCGAATCGGAGTGGGAAGAGTGGGCGACGGACCAGCTCCGTCAGGCCAAGCGCGGCGCGTCGGCAAAGACCACGTGATCCGCGGCTGACCCGACACAATCCGGGCCGGTCGCTTCGCTGATGCGAGGTACCTATGGCTACCGGCGACGCGACAGTTACCACGCTGTCCAACATCCTCAAGACCAAGTACGACCAAAAGAAGTTCTACCAGTTCGCGTACATGAAGGCGCCCCTCATGGGTCGTCTTCGGAACGACGAGAAGTTCGGCGGCAACAACGCGCGCATCACGGTGCGCTACGCGGTTCCGCAAGGCGGAAGCTGCACCTTCGCCACTGCGCAGGGCAACAAGACGACGTCCAGCGACGTCGGCTTTTTGCTCACGCGTAAGAAGGACTACCACCTCAGCGGCATCACCGGCGAAGGTCTCGACGCGGGCGATGGCGACGAGAACACCATCTACAACGCGCTGAAGGGCGAGATGGATGGATCGCTTCGAAACCTGACCCGGTCGATGGCCATTCAGGGCTATCGCAACGGCGGCGGCGCTCGAGCGAAAGGCGACGGCGCCTACTCGGTCGCTGCCGCAGTCATCACGATCCAGACGCCGGCGGACATCACGAACTTCGAAGTTCAGATGTTCATCCAGCTCGGGTCGACCGACGGAACTTCCGGATCGGTCCGTAGCGCCGGCGGCATCAGCCACGGCGAGCTCCGCATCACGGCGCTCAACCGCATCGCGGGAACCATCACGTGCTCGGGTAACATCAACACGATCACGTCGGCGGCGAACACCGACTACATCTTCCGCGACGGCGACTTCGGCGCCTGCGGATCGGGCCTGCTCGGTTGGCTTCCGACTACGGCGCCGACGGGCGGTGACAACTGGTACGGCGTCGATCGCAGCGTCGACACCGTGCGCCTTGCTGGCACCACCTACGCGGGCAACGGCGGCAACAAGGAGGAAACTCTAAGCGACGCGGCTGCCCTGGCTTCGCGCGAAGGCGGATCCATCGACTCGGCGTTCGTGAACACGCTCGACCGCGCCGATCTCGTCAAGTCGCTCGGCACCAAGGCGGTCTACGAGCCGGTCAAGTCGACCGACGGTGTCATCGGCTACAAGACGCTCATCATCGAAGGCGAGGACGGACCCATCAAGGTCTTCGCTGACGTCAACTGCCCACGCGGGAACTTCTTCCTCCTGCAGGAGGATACCTGGGTCAAGAAGTCCGCGAAGGCCGCGCCCCGATACCTCAAGGCCGACGGTCCCGAGTTCCTCCGCGAGGCATCGGCAGACGGCTACGAGTGGCGGCTCGGAGCGTACTGGAACATCGGGTGCGAGGCTCCCGGGTTCAACGCTTCGGGGACGTTCTAGGAGGCGACCATGGCAGATCGCAACCTGGACAGCGGACGCAACTTCGCGAAGGGCGTAGTCTATCTGGACTTTTCCTTTCTCACGAACGGTGCGTCCAACCCGACCGCGGCGAGCATGCGCGGTGCGGTCATGGCTACGACGGGCGGCGGCGAAATCGCCTCGATCGTCTACGCCGCGACCGGCAAGTACACCGTGACGTTGCGGGATAAATACCGCTACCTCATTACCAAGTACTGCGACCTGGAGGACATCAGTACGCCCGACGGCGCCTACGCCTCGATCGGCAACGTCACCAACGAGGGATCGTCTACGACGCCGCCATCGTTCGTCGTCGCAACCTGGTCGGGTGGCGCGATCGCAACGCAGTACACGGGCCGCCGTCTCAGCGTCAGCCTGGTACTGAAGAACAGCACGGTGGGGGTGTAGCCGTGGCGAAGGACAAGGGAGTGGCGCTCGTCATCGGAATCGGCAAGGGCAAACCCAAGCAGTCTTCCGACATGATGGGCGGCGACGAGCCCGAAGCCGACGACAACCCGGAGGAGGAAACCTCCGAGGTGCAGTCCGCAGCGAACGACATGTTCGACGCCCTCAAAGCGGGCGACCGCGAGACGTTCACGCAGGCTTTCGAAGCTGCCGTGTCGTCGAAGTGCGCCGAACTGTACGGGAGCAAGGAGTAGGTCATGGGCGCTGCCGTAGCTCTGGGTGACTACACCACCGGGATGATCCTGGAGGTGCGGCAGCGCGCCAACCAAGAAACGACGGACGAGCCGAACGCGTTCATCCGCGACAACGAAATCCGCACATGGCTCAACGCCGAGCTCGCCGAACTGATCGAGGTCATCGACGAAAACGAAGACGACCCGTATCGGCAGACTCTGGCCCCGGCGATCGTGACCGCATCGGGCACGGACACGTACGCGCTCCCCGCTGACTTCAAGGCGATCGTGAGCGTCGACGTCTACTGGGGCACGAACATGGTCCGATCGGCGAAGCGCTTCAACGAGTGGGAGCGCAACCGCTACAAGGCCTGGCCGCAGCTGTGGGGCTATACGATGCCCCTCTACTACCGCACGCTGGGACAGAACCTGGTCATCCAGCCGGTCCCGCAAGGCGCCGTAACGCTCTACGTGCACTATCTGCCCGCGTTCCAGCCACTGGTCAACAAGACGGACACGTTCGACAGCGTCAACCAGTGGCACGAGTATGCCGTCTGGGGCGCCGTCGCGCAGTGTCAGCGAAAGGACGACGACGACCCGAGCTATGCCATTTCGATGCAGGCGAAGGTTGCCGATCGCGTGCGAAACATGGTCGGCAAGCGCAATCAGGCGGAGCCGCCCCACATCGCGCAGACGCGCGGCCCGTGGAGGTACGACGAATGAGACTACCTACCACGATCGACGCCAGCACTGGGACCGTCGCGAAACGGTACGCAGACGCGACGATGCCGCCGGAACGCATCGACGCTGACGCGGCGAAGGACCCTCGGCAGCTGGCC